TTGGATTTATTATGGGTGTTATTGTTGCAACTGTAGGATTTAGTAATTTTGCTAATTTTGCAGATCGTCAACTTGACAGTGCGAAAATTGTAATTAAGGAGAATGTGAAATGAAGAAGAGTATTATATCAATGGCAGTTCTTGCTGTATTTCTTACTGGATGTGCATCCACGAGTAAGAGTCCACCACCTGTTGCCAAAGTAGAAAATAAACTGGAGATGAAACCAGATATCAGGAAAGCAGAAGCAGAATTTCTTGAGACAGCTGGAACAGTCCAGCTACAATTTTCAGAAGAAGGTGATTGGTTGCTGATCAAAACATCAGGTACAGCACCTATTAACTTCAACCATGCACAGGGTCGAGAAGACGCATTCCTGTTAGCGACGATGCGTGCAAAGCGCAACCTAGTTGAGTTTTTAAACAACGATATTAAGTCTGGTAAAGCAGTCGAGAATGTTACCAAGACTGTATTGAAAGACATCGTATCATCTAATGGTTCTGAGAATAGTAAACGAAGTAAAGACACTAAGTCTGACGAATTGTTCGGAAGCGATACTGAAGTAGACCACTCTCAATATAGTCAGGAAGAGCGTAACCGAGCGAGTAAAATTTCTCAGTCTGTAACTGAAAATATTAATGATAACTCTCAAGGTATCCTGCGTGGTGCTTACGTTGCCAATCGTAGTATTGATCGTGAGTCTAATATGGTTGCTGTGACACTCATGGTTTCCAAGAAAAGTATCAATGCTGCAGCTGTTGTTCGTACCCAAATGAATGGTTTCTAATGAACAAGACTCTTCTTTCTCTTTTGTTGATATCCACGTTTGCTTCTGCTGAAGAAGTACGTGTTACTGGTTATGGTGCCACCTATGCTTCTGCATTAGAGAATGCAAAGACTCAGGCACTGGAGAAAGGTGCGAGCACATTCATCATCGGTGAAAACCATGCTAAGAATGGAAGTGTCACTGAGGAGATTGACCAGTACAATGGTGGAGTTATCAAAACATATAAAATTGTTTCGAAAAACTCTACACCTGTTGGATATGAAGTAGAGATCATTGCAGATGTTGTCCCGAAAAATAATTCGATGAAGAAGAATCGAGGCACTTCATTGAATATTGATTTTGACGAACATGACAAGAGAGAGAAGATTGTAAGGCATCTAAACAATGTTACTTCTGCAATTAGGGCTGACACATCTTCAGTTTCTACTAAAGTTGGAGCATATGAGACTACTGTAAATGCAAATATAACTTTATCATGGCAACCGAAATGGATAAGTGATATGAAATCATTTGCCAGCGTAGTTAATCAAAAGGGTGATACGAATAACAACATTCGTGATATGGTTACTGGTGGAGCGATATCATACTCAATGACTAATTTTGGTGCTATTGGTGCATTGGCTTCTCTTGGTGTTTACTCTGCTACAAAGCCACCAGAACGAGCAATCAATAACAATATGATGGTCTGCTTTAGTGGTAATGAGTGTTCTAGTATTAATGTTGATATGAATTTACCACGCAATCCAAAGTTAGTTCTTGTAGCTGATGTTGGTGGACAAGAAGTAGTCCTACATGAGAATTACTTAGATATGAAATTGTATCGATATGTCGCAGCTGGAGAGTCAGTCAATAACTCTATCTTTAAAAGTTACAATGTTCGGTATAATCAACCAGCGTTGTTGATTGATGAGAAACAACAGACGATTCCCATAGCATTTAATGTAAGTAATTCTGTTATCCGAAATGTGTCAAATATTAATGTTTTTCTTAGGTGATCTATGTTTATCTACGTAAAAAATTCTAGTAAAAAGAAGTCTAAACCAAACGCTAAGCAACGAGAGTTGAAAGCTGAATGGGAAGCTATGATGAAGAAGTATCCAACTAAAGATATTTCTGCAACTGTGGTTGTTAAGCAGCAGAAACCATATCAGAGAGAAACTGTAAAGTATCCTAGTCTCAATTCTGGATACCATGACTGTAGTAAGAAACCTAGTCCAGTCTACACAGGAACTAAGGTTAAAGGAATTGGAACCATGCATAAGTCCAATGCTGTTCCTATCTTCTCTGACGAAGAAGCCATGGACATTGCAAGGATGCGACGAGGATAAATAGCTTGTCTTGCAATAATAAATACTGTATAATAGATAAATAACTGTGTCTATTACTCCCACAACAATAAGGAAATTAAATGAGCACAACTAGTAAAATCAATGAGTATCAGGAATTGCTTGGAGTTAAAATGAGACTCGACAAGTTTTTCTCTATGTTCTTAGACCAGTATGGTGATCAGATGGATTCAGATAATACTGATACACCAGTTTGGAAATTATACAAAGCCAAATTAAAAGAGTATGATACTATTTCTCGTTCAATTAAAGAAGCTGAATATTGGATGAAGAAAGCAGAGTTGAAACAAGCTGACTTAGATAAAGTTGCTGCAACTAAAGCAGAAGCAGAAGCCGTAGCAGCTGAGAAGAAAGCCAAGGAAGATGCGATTGCAGCTGGCACATTTGAAACTGAACCTGCTAAAGCAGCAAGATTATCAGCAGAAAAGGAAGCTGCAGACCAAACTGCACTTAAACGCATTTTTGATAATAATGAATATCATGAAGTTTATAATCCTGATCCAGAAGCAGAGAAACTAGATTAATAATATGAAATTAGATAATGAAGTTTTGATGTTTAAAAATGCTAACGATTTTTCTCTACACATTGAGCAGAAAGTTAGCCAAAGTAAGATGACATATATGGATGCGGTTCTTGAATACTGCCGCATCAATTACTTGGAACCAGAAGACATTTCCCAGCTTATCAATAAGTCGCTGAAGGATAAGATTGAAATGGACTTTCGTGAATTGAACTATTTACCTAAACAGGCACAATTAGATGTTTGATAATGAAAATATTAGTATAAGAGTATGGATTCTTTTTCTAATAGGTTTTATTTTTTATATTTCTATCATGATATTTTTGATCACACATTCACCTAGTGAAAAAACTTATAATTGTAGTATAGCGGAGATCTCTCCAGATTATACTCCAGCTATGAAAGAACAGTGTAGGAAACTGAAAAGTGGACGGATTTAAAGCATATCGTTATTACCTAGCGATTAAACTTCACTTCACCACCGATAAATTTAATGTCTTTGAAAACAGAGGCAATGTTCGTGGTACACGTGAAGCATTTAATGCTAGGAATGATAGATACATATTTGAAAAACTTGCCATCAAGCATCCAGAAGATAAAGACATCATCCAGTTCTTTACTTCTAACTTTGCTTATGGTAATGAGAATGCAATCTATGCTGGACAGGAAGCTGAAGACAATTACCTTCAGTGGATGAAACGCAAACAAAGTATTACAAAGGTGTTTGTTGACGACCTAGCTGCAATGCTAACCTATGTTGAGATGAACAAACTTAAACACAGTGCAATATTTGAATTTACTGAAAACGAATATCCCATAGCTCTTAACATGTTCATCGGTGGTAAGATATCCATCGAAACACTAAGAATTATAGACGATTTTTATCCTTTACTAGAGAAGTGGATGCAAAATGTATCAGTAAAATATATTTGGGATAACGAACTAAGACGAATAAAAAAGTTGACTGGGTTCGTTAAATACGATAAGATTAAGATCGAAAAGATTTTTAATCACTTCATAGAAGAAATTGCATAGTGATATTATGGGCAAGACATACAAGAAGTACATTGATGAATTTTCCAGTGAGCGTTCTGGGAAACAACCGAAACATTCTAATGGTCGAAAGACTGGCGGAATGAAAACGCTAAATAGTTATGTTGAAGAAGATTATGATTTTGACGACACACCATTTGATGATGCTGTTGAAATAAATGATGAGATTACAATTAAACATACTAAAAATACTTAACATACTTTTATACAAAGGAAATACGAAATGGATATTCAAGCACTCCGCAAAATGCGCAACTCAGACTTCGGTAAAATCGCTGGAGAATTCGAGAAGATCGCCAATCCCCAAACCGAAACCAAGTCCTACACTGACGACCGATTCTGGCGTCTTGAAGGAGACAAAGCAGGTAACGGCACAGCTACCCTACGATTCTTACCTCGTGTAGAAGGTGATGAACTGCCATGGGTACGTTTGTTCTCTCATGGTTTCCAAGGACCAACTGGTAAGTGGTACATTGAAAACTCTCTAACCACTCTTGGTGAGAACGATCCTGTTGGTGAGTTGAACACTCAACTATGGAACTCTGGTTCTGAAGCCAACAAAGAAATTGCACGTAAACAAAAGCGTAAGCTAAGTTTCATTGCCAATGTTCTTATCGTTTCTGATCCAAAGCACCCAGAGAACGAAGGGAAAGTATTCCTGTTCAAATTTGGTAAGAAGATCTTCGATAAGATCATGGACAAAGCACGACCAACTTTCGAAGATGAAAAGCCAGTCAATGTGTTTGATCTTTGGGAAGGTGCTAACTTCAAGATGCGTATGCGTAAGAAAGATGGTTACGCAAACTATGATGAGTCTGCCTTTATGGAACCATCAGTGATTTCTGAAGATGAAGACAAACTGTTGGCTGTCGTTAATTCTCAAAACAAACTATCAGAGTTTACTGATCGTAAGAACTTCAAGTCTTATGATGAGTTGAAGAAGAAACTAAATGAAGTTTTGTCTGGTGATGCTTTTGCTAGCAAGTCTGCTGCAGAGATTGCTGAACAAGAAGATCGCCCTGTGGCATCTGCGCCTAAGGTAGCAAGTAAACCTGCTCCAAAGATGGCAGAAGTTAGCGACGATGACGATGATGTTATGTCTTACTTTGAGAAGATTGCTAAAGAAGACTAATTACAATACTGCTTAAGTATTGAGGGCTACCATTGCGGTAGCCCTTTTTCATTATTGGTACTTGCTTTTTAACCAGTCACCAACAGAAGACTCTTGGTTTCTGATTGGTGCTTTAACATTGGTGACTTTCTGACTATTGTATGTTGTCAATGGAGAGTTAACCACGTTAGTATTACCAGATGCTTTATTGATGTTCTCTTTCAGAGAAGCTGCATCGCTTGATTTCTTAGTAACTGCATCAGCAGCATTAGGCTGACTCACTGCAAGAAGATCGGATGCCTTAGCGTAACCTACATCAACCTTACGTTTATCGAACCAACTTAATTTCTGATATGCGTCATCTTCCTTAACGATTTCAGCAACTTTATCTCCCTCGTTTTTCATCCCAGCAGATTTAATCTGCCTAAAGGCACGTGTACTGATTTCACGTGTTCCACCAGTAGATTTATTACCCTGTGCGTCAGTAGTAACGCCAAATCCACCTGCGTCCCCAGATAACATTGCCTTACCAGTTTTTGGATCGAATGTAGCAAAATTTTCATTAAAACTAACAGTACCATCTTTATTCACTTTTTCAGAAGTTGTTAGTACACGTGTTTCATCTTTGTTTCTTGCTTTCGCTCTGGCAATGGCTTCTTCACTCATACCATTTGCTCTCATCGTCTTCTCATCAACACCACCAGCACCACTTGATACGATACTCTTTGTGAATGAAGATGATTCTCCACTGGCATTAGATGACTGTTTTAACGATTCTGAACCACCAACACGAACAGTTCCTTCATCTGGTCTGAATGGATACCATGGTCCAATAGAAAACTTCTTACCTAGAACAGAGAATCCCATTTCTGGTATACCGAAGTCTTCAAATACACCCATAATCTTTTCAGCCAAACCTTTAAAGAAGTTTGTTACTGGTTTGAACACGTCTGTGAGTGGAGTGACAATATAGTCATTAATCAATCCGAACAATGTTCTAGGTATAAACAGGTAGGCGTCGACCAGAGTCCCCATTATATTTTTAATAGGTTCCCATAAAGACATCATAGATTCACCTAATTTTTTCAGTGTTTCTATAGGACTCATTATAAATTCTTGAATCTTTTTAGGAATAAACATCACAGCATCTACTAGATCACTAAACATATCTTCAAAAGAGAATGAATCTAAGAATTCTTCTACAGCATCAAATCCAAGTGCGCCAGCAATCCAAGAGATAGCACCTTTGATCATATCAAGTACACCAAATACTAATCCATTGAATAGTCCTTTGATTGCTCCACCAATTGCTCCGACGAATCCACCTTCTTCCCATCCAGCAAGTGCACCCTTAACTGTATCCCATACAGACATAATGATCATTAATGGGTATGCGATTTTTGATACTATTTTAGAAACAGCACCGAATAGTGTACCAAATGAACTTAATTTAGATCCTATCATCCCAAAGAATTCCATCATACTACCAAGAGCACCTTTCACGAACGATACTGCTTTACCAATTGGTCCACTAACTTCAGAGATCGTTTTAAATCCTGCGATGATTGGTTCTAAAAATCCAGTGACAGCAGTCTTTATAGTAGTGATGACATTACCGATCATAGATCCTTCACCAAAGATTCCTTTAAAGAAATTTATGGCACCAGTAAATATACTGCCTATTTTTGTAACTACATTGTTAAAAATACCTTTCATGCTGTCTACCAGCAGAGAAACTGTAACCTCAATGTTAAATAGAATTTTTCTTAAAGATGGAAACCATCTAGATAAAAACACAACCATCTTTTCGATGCCAACACCGATATTAACAACGAAGAATTTAATAGTTTTTGCCCATGCAGTGACTAATCCAGCAATAGTTCCAGCAACCACTGCAATAGTAGTTGCCAGTCCACCTAGACCAATACCACCTTCTTTATCTTCATCTTTCTTAACCTTTTCTGCTGTAGCAGGTCTTGTGTTTTCTTCTATTTGTTTTAATAACTTCATCTGGTCATCTTGATATCTACCTGTCTCAACTTCTGATTCTAAACTAGAATTTAGAGATTCATTGGTTGATGATGAAGCAATTTTACCCTTTGTCTGTCCGCTTATCACACCTGTTAGTTTATCAATACTAGAAATCAACTCTTTTAGTGTAGGTATAAGTCCACCTGTGTTATCCCCACCACTGGCAGCTCTATTTCCAGGGAACTGAACTACGTTGGATCTTTGTTGTTCTAGTATTGCTTGCATTATTGTTTACTCTCTATTCTTCTTTTTTCTTCTTCTAAGTGCTCGATTAACATATGGACATAGATTTCTCGTTCGAATGGAATCATATCTTCAATGTCAACTAGCGAATACTTATGATATTGTAGTAAAGCAAAATTCATTTTGTAATAGTTAGTCAGACTATCATGACAAAGGTTTATTAAAAAAAACTGTCCATACCCTCCAATCTAACGTGATGTGCTTTACTGCAAACTGGACAACTGTAGTTGATGTCATATGTTAGCTTTGGCATAGTTTCAAAGAACTTTTGTATCTTTGAGAACTGATCTGTAGTTAGATTGTTAAGAAACTCTAGCATCTCTTCTTTTGTTTGATCTTTACTATGATAAACCTCACCACCATCATAGATGTACTCTATTGATTGAGAGATAATGTTAAACACAGAATCAGTATCAGACTCACTCACATTCTGAAACTTTTTGATGATATCAACAGAAGGATACTTCATCACAACACCAACATCACCCCAGAGGCTAAGTTTTTTGCTGTGATCATCTTTAGACTCGACCTGAATCTGGCTCAAGTCGACTGAAACTTTTACTTTGGCTAACTTATTCTGTTCGCCATGGTCTTCATCACAAGACATAATTAACTCTACACTTTCACCAACAGACTTAGCTCTTAGTTGAGTGAAGATGTATTCCAAATCAAACATTGCAAGACTATCGACATCCAGTGGATCTGTTACGCATGATGCTATGACAGTCTTCAAAGTATCAACCATAACTTTCTGGTCTTCACTTTGTTGCGCCAGCATTAATGCTTTCTGATCCTTAACTAGGAATGGGCGATACTTTACAGTTTTCTTTAGTGATGGAACAACCAGACTATAAACTGGTGTATTATTTAATGGTAAAGCCATTATTATTCTCCTTTAGACATATTCTTGATTAACTTATTCAACTCAGCAGTGCTACCTGTAAAGATAACATTGTTATTAGTCACTTCTTTCTTAGATCCTCCACCATCTTTCGGTGCGTCCAATTTCTGTTTCTGTTGATGTAGATCCATAAGTTGTTGGTTCACATCAGCAAGTTGTTTCATTAAATTACCCACAACCTCAAAGGCACGTGGATGTTCAGATTGTTTAGCCACTTCTAATGCTTGAACTAAAGCATCCTGTCCAGTCGTTAAGAGAGAACGAAGATTACCCCTAGTTATATCATAGTCAGATTCAATTTTGTTATCTGTGTTGTCAATAACTACAGTCTCCTGCACGGCTACCTCGTTTTTAACAATAGGTGCTATATCAAACACCTCAGATAAACTATCATCAATTTTCATTTCAATCCTTATACATTATGTTGGTATTTTAGTTGCGAATTTATTAAACTGTGGTCCAAATGAAGAGTTATTAAATTGCATATCGCTATTCCCATTATTTGAATTTTGATACTTATAGAAGTTGTCGTAATACTCATTCAAAGTTTGTGCGTCAATAACATCGTTTACTTCTAAAACACTTCGAGTGCCAGCTTCCCAATTTTTATACTGCATTGTTACGTTAATTTTCATAATGTCTTTAGCAGCATAATCTAATTGAATAGAGTTTATAGCCTTTGGATAGCATTCAAACATAGTCAGTGTATATCGTGTTCTATTTAATAAGTCTTGTACATCAATCGATAAGTCTGTTGTATATGAATCGTAGTAGTTAAATTTTCTTGTATCTGGATCTTGAATGGAATTAATCCATTGGTCGAACATATATTTAACATACATTTCTTTGTCTACATAGAAAGAAAACGATGCATTGTCGAATAGTTTTTCATATGGTGTTTCTCTAAATTCACCGAATGTTCTAATTTGAGTTGTTGAGTATGATACCCCTGGAAGTGTTGCTTGGTCGCAAAGCAACATAATATTTTCTAAGTTGATATCAGTTAGAGTAACAGGTGGAATAAATGAAACAGTATATCTGTTTGATCTAGACAAACCTCTAGTTTTAATGTTAGCTATAAATTGTTCTATCATTTTTATGCTCTTCTAATTATTCTTTTTGAGTCTTGCCACACAGCTTCTTTACTAGCCCCAACGAATCTTTCTACTGGGAGTAACATTGCAGTAGCCCAGTCATCTGCATTAATTTTTCTAAACTTACTTCTAATGTGATCATTTAAGTATCGTTTGATACATGGTTGTGCAGCTGCGAATTTAGAAACTCCATCGATAGCAGCCCACGAATATCTTAGTCTGGTAGTCTCATCCATCCTAGCATTGGTTCTAAAGGTAAGAAGTCTATCCAACAAAACCATTCTAAGTTGATATGGAAGATAGTGCATATTCAGTCCGATAAATCCATCTGGAGTTTTACTGAAAGGGAACACTAGAGGAAATGTATCGTAGTATGGTAGAGTAGCTTTTAACTTTGGATCGTACATGTACATGTACAAATTTCCAGGGATTATATTGCTAACATTTTGTTCTGTGTTACCATTTAGTATTCTAGGAGGTGTGTAATTCTGTCTACCCAATTGGTAAACCTGTTGCTCGAACCAAGATCTAGACTTAACAGCAGCTGTCTGCAAGTCATACTTGTTTCTTTCGAAAACGTCTTTAATAGATGAAGTGGCCATATTAGTTATTTAGTTGCCAATCCTAACTCATATTCTGTAATAATTTTGAACTCCCACCCTCGATCTTTTGCATAGGTATCAGCAGCTTTCCATTTAGCTTGGTTCTTCATAAATGTTAGAGATTCAACTAAATATCTCTGAGTCCTACGACCAGGATACTCTGGTGGTTGAGTTTGTTTAGCTGGTTTAACTTCCACTAGATAAGTTTTCCCAGCACTAGTTGTGATCTTGAAATCTATAAAATAACGATGAATCTTTTCATCTGTTGGACAACGATATGGAACAACTGTTTCCTCAGAACTCCATTTAACAATACCTGGATTTTTATCACACCAAGAGGCGAATTTAGTCTCCCAACTAGATCTCATTATGATGTTAGTTGGGTCTCCAGTATACTTTTCTGGAAATACAGGGACGTATCGTCTTTTATGGAACATAAATATGTGATAGAATAATCATCTTATTTAGGCTAAAGGTAAAAATGGCAACATCAGAAAAAGAAAAACCACAACCTGCACCAAAACCACCAGTGTATACTCCACGTGGTGGAGCAACAACATTTAATGATAGAAAATATGATATAACCAACTATACATACCCTGCCGACCTTTTGTCTTCGAAATATGGTGGTAATTATGTAGTATTCTATATCAATGTATCATCTGATTCTAAATTATTAAAAGGTGATAATGCAGCAGCGACAGTAGAATTAGATCAGACTGAAGGTAGAGATCGTGGAGATTTGGTTGCTTCTAATCTATCTAATAATCAGTTAATTGGTGCCAATGCGGCATCAAATACGATAGCTGGTATTTTTGGTGGTAGTATTGCTGCATCAGCACCCGTCAAAGGAGCAGCTCTTGCAAATATTCCTACAGTTGGTCTTGGTGTTGCCACAACTATGGCTCCAGATGCATCTCGTTCTCAGAAAAGACTTAAAACCGCTATCGCTTTACATACACCAAATCAATTAGCTATTCGTTATGGTATGCAGTGGTCTGATGATGATACTATGGGTCTGCAAGCAGCTGCTCATGGAATCGAGGAGATTATGAAGGCTATTGACTCAGATGGTAAGAATAGTGATGTTAAGGGTGTTGGTGCTGCAATTATAGCCAATCTTACGTTATCCAAAGGACCAAATGCTGGAGCTAACTCTGCTGCTCTTGGTCTTGCTGCAAATCCTAAAAAGGAACAAGTATTTAAGGGTGTTGACTTTAGAACATTCTCTTTTGATTATCAGTTCTTTCCAAGAAATGAACCTGAAGCCAAGAATGTCATGAAGATTATTCAAGAGTTTAAGTATCACATGCACCCAGAATTCAAAGATACGAATAACTTCGTTTATATCTACCCTTCTGAATTTGATATTTACTACTATCAAGGAACTCAAGAAAACTTAAATCTTCATCGCCATACATCTTGTGTTCTAACAGAAATGAATGTTAACTATACACCTAATGGTACTTTCAATACATTCGAGAATGGTATGCCCACGCAGATTAATGTAACATTATCATTCCGTGAGCTTGCACTTCTTACCAAAGATAAAGTTAAGGATGGTCTATAATGTACTTCAAAGATTTTCCAAATTTCTTATATGATTTCAAATATGGTGATACATTAAAGACTTCTATTGTTAGTGACATTACTAGAAACGTAAGAGTACGTAAAGAGATTCTATCCAGTGTAACGATATATGATGAGTATGATATTGAAGATGGAGAGACACCAGAACTAATTGCCGAGAAGATTTATGGTGACGCTAAGTATCATTGGGTAGTTATGCTTTCCAATGACGCTGTGGATTATCTAACTGATTTTCCACTAGAGGAACATAGATTAATTAAAGTTATACAGGACAAGTATACTAACATTAATGCTATACATCACTATGAAAATTCTGATGGGTTTGTTGTTAACTCAGACGACCCAGAGGCATATCCAGTTTCTAATAATGAATATGAGAGAAGATTAAATGAAGCTAAGAGAAGAATAAAGTTAGTTTCACCAAAATTATTAAACACTATATTGAAAAACTTTAAAGATCTATTATAATGAAACCCAGTTCATCAATTAGGTTTGCTGGTGATGTCAGCATTGATAAAGCCCAGATTATAACATCAAAGGGATTCTATCAGGATATCTCAGCTCAAATTATCACACTACAGTTATATGAAGATTTGTTTGCACCTTTCTTAACTGGAAGTTTGATTATTAAAGAATCATTGGATTTAGTTAATCTATTCCCATTCATTGGTGAAGAATTTCTTGAGTTAGAGATAACAACACCATCACTTGAACGTGGTAATGTTAAGTCTAGGTTTTATATCTACAAACTAACAAACAGAGAATTGGTTGGAGATCGATCTGTTGTCTATCAACTCCATTTTATTTCTCAAGAAGCTATTGTAGATTTAAATAAAAAAATTAGTAGAGTGTTTAGTGGTAAAATATCAGACATAGTTCCAACTTTTGTCACTGGTACAACAGATGGGTTTGAGACTAAAAAACAATTATATGTTGAACCTACTGTAAATAATTTAAAATATATTTCTAATTATTGGTCACCAGTTGAAAATTTAGTATATCTATCGACCAACGCATCTGCTAATTCTCCTAATTATACGTTTTTTGAGAATAGAGATGGTTTCTACTTTGTTTCATTAGATGCTTTATATGAAGCTGGAGTGTATCAAGATTTTGTATATGACAAATATACTAGAGATAGTGGACCAAATGGAACAGATGCTAGAAATACTCCAGAGGACTTTAAGCGTATTATGGAGATAAGTATTCCTGTGGGATACGATTATATGGATCGTATACGATCTGGTATGTTATCTTCAAAAGCTATATCATATGATATAACAAGAAAGAAATACAATGTTAAAACATACAATATGTTTCAACGATTCGATAAACAAAAACACTTAAACCCATACCCTATTAATTCTGATAAATCTATTTTTAGAAATAATTCTATGATAATAAACTATCCTAGAACATATGGTCAGTTTAATGGGTTTGGAGATACTTCTAATTATTCAACGATACAAGAACGACTATCTTTAATGAAATTAGCTCAAGCTAATCGTTTAGATATTACAGTTATGGGTAGAATGGATTACACAGTTGGGCAAAAGGTCTCTGTGACACTTAACAAAATCGAACCGATATCAAAAGAAGATACTGATGTGGTAGATAAAATGTTTTCAGGATATTATCTGATATCTGCTATCAATCACTATATTGATAGAGATAAACATGAGTGTAATATGGAATTAATTAAAGAATCATTGCAGATGGATTTGAATAGGAATTAATATGAACTTTTACTATGGTATAGTAGAAAATAGAGATGACCCATTAAAAATAGGACGTTGCCAAGTTCGAATAGTTGGGTTGCACACTCACGATAAATCTATACTCCCAACTTCTGACTTACCATGGTCTACCCCATTACAGCCAGTAACATCTGCTGGGATGAATGGTATTGGTACATCTCCTATTGGTCCAGTTGAAGGCACAACAGTAGTCATTATTTTTGCGGATGTGGATCAACAGCAACCGATTATGATGGGTACACTTGGTGGTGTTCCACAATCAAAGGCAGCAGAGGTAGCAGAAGACGATTCAAGAACTAATATACTTGATTCCACTGATAGTAATTTAACAGATATTTCTGGTAATACAATAACAACTACTTTGGGTACTCCTGTTGAATCTCCTACAACTCCTAATAAACCAGACATAAAAGAACAACCTGTTGCAAACAAACCTTCAGATGACATTCTTAAACAGTCAATAACAACTAAACCACCTCCACAGTCTACATCAAACCCAACAAAAGCAGAAGAAAATATTAAACATATAATTGCAGCATGCGATAAAGTTGGATTAAAATCAAAATATGCAAAGTGTGCTATCTTAGGTATTTGTGGTGGTGAATCTGGTTGGTTGCCTGTGGAAGAAGGATACTATTATAGTAGTGCAGAATCTTTAGCAAAAATATTTAGATTAACATTCCCTACAGTAGAATCTGCACAACCTTATGCTAAATGGCAGGGTACACGAGAAGACTTTTTCCGAAAGATTTATAGCCCACAAGGTAATGGATCATTAGTTGGGCACAAAGGTGCAGATGATGGAGCAAAGTATTTTGGTCGTGGATTTAATCAAATTACAGGTAAAGCGTTATACACAAAATTACAAGCGTTCTTATCTACAAAGGGAATCGCAGTTGACTTCGTGAATAATCCTAAGTCGTTAATTGACGATCCATCAGTTGCTGCTCTTGCCACTGTTGCATTTTATGCGTTGTTCGTTAAACATGATCAGAACGATCCAGGTTATTTTATAAGTGCGTTAAAGCGCACTGGTGCAGATGCTAATGGTACTGGATATAAAAAGAAACAAAAGTATTATGAATATTTTCTTGGTGCTGCAGTTACTGTTGAACCTACAAATAAACCCATAGCGGACGAACAAAAAACTTATACGAAAGAAGAAGTTAAAGATCTTCCAGCAACAAAACAAGCTGCTCTATTGGAAGACCGAAGTTCTTCTGCTACTATAGGTTTTCAAGACCCGAGTGGAAAATATCCGCTACGAAATTTAGTGGATGAGCCAGATACTAATCGTCTTGCTCGTGGTATCATTAAAGAAACTGCTGTTGAGTTTAAAGATTCAACCAGAACGAAACAAATTTCTGTTGCAAATTCAGATGAAACATGGGAACAGCCAATTGCTCCATTTGGTGGACAATATCCGTATTCTAAAGTTTATGAGTCTGAAACTGGTCACTTGTTTGTTATGGATGACACTCCAAGTAATGAGAATATAAGTCTGTATCATCGTCAAGGAACTTTCTTAGATATTGATGCAAATGGTACACAGGTTAATAAAATTGTAGGTGATGGATATACCATAATTGATAAGAATGGTTCAATATACATCGGTGGACGTTGTGTACTAACAGTCGGAAATGGTGTTAGTATATTAGTAGAGGGTAGCGCAGACATACAAGTTGAAGGACACTCTGTTATTAATCTTAAAAACAAAGCAGATATATCTGTTGCCAACGATCTAAATCTATCAGTTGGTGGTGATATGAAAACTAGAGTTGCTGGCAACTACACAGTGGAAGCAGCCAACTTAGGATTTAAAACTGCTGGAAATATAAATGCAATTGCAGATGGTAATACATTGATAACTGGATCTGCATCAATGCAGCTTCAAAGTGATGGTAATATGCGTCTTGACTATGCACGTGGTGACTTTGGTAATGTTGCAGACAAAGCGGTAGTCGAAGCAACTGGATTATCTTTTATTGAAGCTGGAGATGCTAGACCAAATCAGTTTGGTTATTTACAGACACCTGTTCGCCCATCACCACCAGTTAAACTAAAATATGTCATTGAAAATGAAAACAATGCAGTTATTACTGACTATGTGGCAAGCCCAGAAAAATACTATAATCCAAAGGCAGAAGAGAATGGTGTTAAACCTAATCTACCACCAACACCTAAGGATTCTGGTACTGGACAGAGTTTAAAATCTGAAGCTGTTGCTGGTGATATTCCACCATTCTTACAGAAACAACTAGAACTAACTGCACAGAATGGATATTGGAGAGAAACAGGTATGGGTGGTGGTAAATCCAATCAAAATATTGTTCGTATCTGGACTGATCTTGGGTTTCCAAATCAGTCATATTGGAGAAACGATCAAACTCCATGGTGTATGGGGTTTGTAGCTTGGACATTAAAACAATGTGGATACCGTTATTATCAAACAGCATCATCTTGGGCTATTAGAGATTCTGCCTCTAAGTTTGGTGCTGTTAAGGTAGACCCTTCTCAAGCACAAGGTGGTGATATTGTCTTGTGGGACTTTGGCCATGTCAACTTTGTTTATACTGCAAAAGATGGCAAACTATCTTTCGTTGGTGGAAATCAAGGTGGTAAGTCTAGAGACAATAATCCAAACTCAGGTGATTGTACAATTAGCTGGCCAGGAGGGTGGACGCCAGCACGTGGTGGTATCGTTGGAATCTGGCGACCAAGTAAAACATAATGGCATTTAGTCCTGTATCAACAACTCTAGGAACAGTGAATGAAAATACTAATTTCTCGTTCACTGTTACCTATGCTACCTTATTACCTCCAGCATCTTTAAGTGTTATTATAACTCCGCTAGAGACTAATCCAAATAGCATAGCAATTTCGGGTGGAACGATAAGTGGATACTACTACGATACCTTTGATAATACTATAACATACAGAACTAAAACAGATACATTTATTACAGTTCCTAAATTTGAGCAGATAGATTTAAATAAGTTAAGCGAAATGGTTTCCTACAAAGCTAGCCTAGTTCACTATAAAAACTTTACATATAGAGCAGATGCTATGAACATTAATGGGACTGTTGCAGCTTCTCAGGTTTATACTATAATTGTTTCCAATGATTGGACTGCTGGGAGAGATAATCTAAAAACCTTTGTGGGGTATACTGATGCCAGCAGTTAGTAGATTAGGTGATATGTCTACTGGGCATGGATGTTTTCCTCCAACAGATATGGTTTTGACTCCCGTGACAAAAACCTTTTTTAATGGAATTAAAGCTGGAGTTAAAGACTCAGGATGCCAATTTACAACTCATAGTTGTGGTATAGTTACGCATCCACAGGCTGAACGATTCGTTAGCTCTGGAGCCTCTAAAACTTACATAGAAGGTAAGCAGGCAGCTAGGATTGGAGATGATATTGGAGATGGCGATGCAATTGCTGAAGGATCTGCAAATTCGTTTATAGAATAACCTAAATAACTAATATGGCACTCAACACAAGAACATTCTCAGACCTAGACTTTAACTTCACTGCTCACCCAGTGACTAAAGACATTTCACGTAAATTTGATGAAAATGCCGTAAAATCTGCGGTTAAGAATTTGATATTAACCGCACACTATGAAAGACCTTTCCATAGTGAAATTGGATCTCCAATTAGAGCACTTTTGTTTGAACTACCTACACCTATGTTCGCTCTTTCTCTTAAGAGAGCCATTATAGATGTTATCACTAACTATGAACCACGTGCTGAAATCATAGACGTTATTGTTTATGATCAGAGAGATGAAAACGCAGTAAACGTAACAATAGAATTCAAAATAGTAAATACAGAAAAACCTCTTTCTGTAGAAATAGTATTAGAGAGAACTCGATAAATGGCTATAAACAATAAAAGAATTAGCGTAGCTGAATTAGACTTTGACGCTATCAAATTAAACATTAAGAACTACCTCAAAGGACAGTCTGAATTTTCAGACTATGATTTTGAAGGTTCTGCTATGGCAGTCCTTATTGATCTATTAGCGTATAATACTCACTACAATAGTATCTATACTAATCTTGCATTTAATGAGATGTTCTTAGATTCTGCAAGTAAAAGATCTTCTGTAGTTTCTCTGGCTAAGATGTTAGGTTATACACCAGTTTCTGCAAAGTGTTCAACTGCCACAGTTAATATTACTATCTCTAATCCAACATCAGATCCTGCTGTTGTGACACTTCCTCCATATCAACCATTTAGCGCAACTGTAGATGGTAATACATACATATTTTATAACAGAGGTGCGTTAACAGTATCTAAAAATAGTCTAGGTGTTTATCAATTCCCTAATGTAAATATTGTAGAAGGAACTCCATTAAAATTTAAGTACACATATACTGATGGACAAAGAATTATTATACCCAATTCAAATGTTGATCTCTCGACTTTGGCTGTGCGTGTTCAAGAAACAGCTTCTAGTGATGAGTATACAGTATTCAGTAAAGTAGAAGATTTGGTTGTAGCCAATGAAAGCACCAATGTGTACTTTATCAAAGAAATTGACAATGGTCTATATGAATTAAATTTTGGTAATGGTATTGTAGGTACTGCGTTAAATGAAGGTAATGTTATCACTCTGGATTATTTTGTTTCTAGTTTAGAAAAAGCTAATAATGTTAAATCCTTCCTGTATGGTGGTATTACACTTCTTGGTAGCAATTTAACAGTTGCGACTGTTTCTAATTCTAGTGGTGGTGCAGCTCCAGAAGCAATCTCTTCCATTAAATTTAATGCTCCAAGAACATATGCTGCGCAGAATAGAGCAGTTACTCCAGAAGACTACAGAATACTAGTTCGCACTATTTTACCAGAAGCTGAAACTGTACAGGTTTGGGGTGGAGAGAATAACATCCCTAAGATTTATGGTAAGACTTTTATTTGTGTGAAACCAACAACAAGTACAAAGTTAACAAGTTTACAAAAAGAATACTTAGTATCAAGTTTATTAAAACGAAATGTTGTTTCAATAACACCAGAAATTGTTGATCCAGAATATCTAAATATTAATATTGATTGTACTGTTTACTATAACGATAGAAACACTACAAAAACACCATCACAGTTAACAACGATTGTTAAGAATGCAATAATTTCTTATAATGACGATAATCTTAAGAAATTTGATGGTCTTCTTCGTTTCTCTAGATTGAGTAGTATCATCGATGCGTCAGATAGTTCTATCACAAACAACGTGACTAAGTTAACTATCACTAGACGTGTTGTTCCAAAATATAATTTAAACTCAGAGTATACTATAAATCTGATTAATCCTATCAGCCAAGAGGGTAACAATCTTGGCGAAGTATTTAAGTCTACTGGATTCTTAATTCCTAATAGTACAAACGTGCACTATCTTGACGACGATGAAAATGGAAATGTTCGTCTGTTCTATTATGACACTAACTACTCTAAAGTAGTTGTTAATGCAACTATCGGAACGATCTCTTATAGTACTGGTTTAATTAACATTAAAAATCTTAACATCGTTTCTTTAGCTGAAGATGCATTCGAGATAACTATAAAACCTGCATCTTACGATGTTGTCTCTGCTCTAAATCAAATCGTTCAAATTGATCAACAATTTTTAAATATCTCTGTTATTGCAGATAAGTCATCTAGTGGTAATCTAGAAGCTGGTCAGAATTACATATTCACATCTATTAGATAATGTCTAGAAATAAAATATCATCATTAGTTTCTCGCCAGATTCCTGAATTTGTCAGAGAGGATTATCCAACATTCGTTGCTTTCGTTGAAGCATACTATGAGTGGTTACAAACTCAACTTTTAGACTATGCTTCTACACGAGACTTAGATACGACTCTTGATGAATTTGTTCAATATTTTAAGAAAGAGTTAGCATATAATCTTCCAAATATTGTTCAGGATGATAGATTTTACATAGAGCGTATTAAAGACTTATACCTAGCCAAAGGTAGTGAAGCATCATATAAGTTGTTGTTTAAACTTTTATACAATAAAGAAGTACAACTATCATATCCTGGTCAGCAATTATTGCGTGCTTCTGATGGTAGATGGAATCAAGATGTATCTTTATTCGCCAAAGTTATCTATGGAGATCCACAGGATGTCGTTGGTAAAATTGTAGAAATTGAAACTGGTTCTACAGTTATTAAAGTGCCTATTGATAGAAGACAGGACATTGAAGGTGAGATTGATAGAATCGTTGCTTTAGGTGGTAATGTATATGAATTTTTCATTGATAGAAAATACTATGGTATTATTGCTCCAGGTAATAGAATCAGATATAGTGATGTATTTCAGGCAGAAATTCTTGCCATTCCAGTACATGTTAATGTTCTTCATGCTGGATCTGGTTTTAAAGTTGGACAGCTATTCAAAATCCAAAGTAGTACTGGCACCAGCACGTTAGTTAAGATAACTAGAATAGATGATACTGGTGGGATTAAAAACGCAGAGATTATTAAATTTGGCGTTAACTACCTGACAGATTTCACATCTGCTTTATTACCTACAACATCACTGGCTTCTTCAGATAGACCATTCAGTACTGAATCTGTTTTCACATTGTCTACTATTGATAATGGACTTAACCCAACACCTGTTAATTATCCAATTGGAACATCACAGTATGATGCTGAGTTAAGATTAAATCAGTTCAATGTGGGGATGGAAGATCCTGCTATCAAGTTTAATGAAAAGGGTTTTATCTCTAAACCAGATTATGTATCGACAGACTGGTGTGATGGTTCATGGGCTGGTACATTACTTTCTGAATTTCAAACAACATCAGTTAATGCTGCAAGTGCCACTGAAGATCCAGCTGTTCTTCAAATTAAGTTGGACGCTGTTGCAAAATATCCTGGATACTTCGCAACGAATAATGGATTCCTTTCTGATTCTATCTTTATTCAAGACAGTCAGTTCTATCAAGCATTCTCATATGTAGTTAGATTAGATGAGCGTCTGGATGACTATAAGTCTGCTGTTAAGACTATGTTACATCCAGCTGGTGTGGAACTATTTGGTGAGTTTGATATAATAACTAAAGTAGACTTAGCTCTAGAAATTGAATCAATGATTAAATCACTGGTTCTTCGTCTAAGTGATTCTCCAGGTGTCACTATTGAAGACAGTAAATCAATCCATACATTTAAAACTTTTTCTACAGACGACTTTACTTTATCTGAAGCGACAGTTAATAATTTTGTGGTTGGAACTAGTCCATTAACTAGTGTTGTTACCAATATTTTTGGTAAAGGTGTTTCAGAAGAATACACAGGATTCCCAGAAGGGTCTGATGTACTTTCTCTATCATATAATACCAACAAAACAGACTCAGTAACTTTAACTGATTCTGAGTTTACATTAGCTCCAGGTTTGTTTAAAACTGATTCTTTCACTACTTTAGAAACTCTTTTGATTGATCAGGAGAAGTTTCTATCAACTAATCTAGCAGACCAAGAAGACACATTGGTCTTAATTGAGTTAAATACTAATACTAAATATACTATGTTACCGAATCAAATCACTATACAATCAGATGGTGGTTACGTCGTACTAAATTCTTATACTGATGGTAGCTATTTCTCTGAGCATTATTCAAATAACAGAGATGCTACATTTAGTAGCTAATTAAAAAAAGGAGATCTTTATGGATATTAATTCTATTGCTGAAGGCTTGAAAGTAACTGGTCGTGTGCACCTAGTTAAAACTAATAAAATTGGACAGATCATCGAGGAACGTGATGTTCCTAACTTGGTTGTTACAACTGGTAAAAATTACATCGCTTCTAAGATGGTTGCTACTACAAACTCACCAGTATCAATGACACACATGGGTATTGGAACTGGAACATCTGCAGCTGATGTATCAAACACTACATTGACTCAAACTGGTCGTGTCGCTCTTTCTTCTTCATCTGTTCTAAATAATACAATCACTTATACTGCTACATTCCCAGCAGGTACTGGTGATGGTGCTATTACTGAAGCTGGTATTTTTAATGCTTCATCTTCAGGTACAATGCTTTGCCGTACTGTATTCCCAACAGTTAATAAAGGTTCAGGCGACCAAATTACTATTACATGGGTTATCACAGTAAGCTAATTTAAGATAGGCTGATCTAATGGCTACTACGTCATACTTAATTAAATCAATTCTACACAAGTCACTTGCAGAAGGTGTGTATCGAGACATCACGACTAAAAAGTCTAATTATTATTACATGCTTGGTAAAACCATTCCATGGAATACTGATGATGATCCACCTTACCCGATTGATAGTTATGCATATGAAAGAGCCACAAGAACAGAGGCTATAACATATAAATCTATCAATTCTTCTGATGTATCTTTCGTTGTAGATAGAATAGACTGGCTATCAAATACAGTTTACGATATGTATGATGATAGTTATAGTGGACAGGTCATTGGATTAAATCTTAAGAATGGTGGGTCTGGTTATACATCATTACCCACTGTTACTATTACTGGTGGTGGTGGAACTGGTGCTTCTTATGGAGCAATTGTTGACACTGCTACTGGAAAAATTATTGGTGTTCAAAGATTTGCAACAGGTAGTGGATACACTTCTACTCCAACAGTAACTATTACTGGTGGTGGTGGCATTAATGGTATAATGACTGCAGTTGTTGAAATTTCACCTAATAATGGTTCGCACATACTAGAAAACGCACATTTCTATGTACTGACAGACGACTACAATGTATATAAGTGTTTGGATAACAATAACAATTCTCTATCTACATCCAAACCGAATGGAACCCAAACTGGTCCAATCTTAATGCCAGATGGTTATATCTGGAAGTACATGTACAATATCCCGATTGGATTGAGAAATAAGTTTTTGACAACTGAGCACATGCCAGTTATTTCAGCTCTGACGAATCAATTTTATAGTAATGGACAATTAGATGCTATCACTATTAACACTAGAGGAACTAACTACATTAGTGCTAATATTATTGTTGATGGTGATGGATATAGAGAAATAGATCCAGTTTATATTCAAAATTTAGCTGTTAATCAAGGTGGTACTGGTTATACAGGATCATCTGTGGTAACTGTTTCTGATCCATATACAGATGCTTCTCCATTTGTTGGAGGTTCCAGTGTCTCTCTTGGTCAGAAAATTTACAATTCTACTAAAGACTTTTATGAAGTTGCCAGTCCTGGAACATTGGGTGGTATAGAAGCTACCCACAGATATGATTATGTGAGAAGTGATTCTTATATCGGTGTTTTGTGGACAGCTAACACAGTAGTTGCATTGGGTGACCAGCGCTATTATGGTGCTAACTTATATCAAGTAACAGTGGCAGGAACTACTAGTGGAACACCACCAACTGGAACTTCAAATGTTCCATTCAGTGATGGTACTGCTACACTAGTGTATGTTAAACCTACACCGAAGGGTACTGCAGTATTAAAATATCTCGGAACAACTGCAACAGCTACATGCACATTATCTGGAAACGCCATTTCTGCTATTAATTTTGTTGGTTCTTTAAAAGACATAGAAGTTATTAGTGCTGGAAGTGGATACACATCTATCCCTACTGTTAATATAACTGGTGGTGGTGGAACCAGTGCATCAGCTTATTGCCAGATGA